TCATGCGGTACGACGTTCACCTCTATCGAGAAGTTGGGGAACTGGGTACTCTTGCTCTTCGTCGGAACGCCGTAGGCACGGCATAGAATCTCGTCCTCGGGACGGTTCTTCAGATCCTCCGCAATACGATCATATCCGCCAAACGGATTGTCGCGGCTATGGAAGTAGATGATGTACGCACTCCGGTTCTTAGACTCCTGCGTATAAGGAACCCTGCGGTTGTCCAGAAGCTCAGCTTCCCGGCTCTCCAACGTCCGCGCACCCTCGATATAATCCCGCACCACTTCCGTGTACCCATCAATAGGGGTGAACGTCACAATCATCTTGGCGTTACGGGTGGCTAAACGGAAACGCAGGGTAGCCAGAAGCTCTGGCCCAATCAGATATTCGTCGCACCACGTCCCAATATTGATCCACTTGGGATCCCGGCTACCCAACTCCGCGCCCTCAAGAATCGTATCGTTGTTCAAGAACTGCGCATAGGTCTTGAAGATGATTTGGCTTAGAGACCCCGGCAGAATCAGGCTAGCCTTAGAGAACCCGTTCTTTCGCGTATACGAGACATTCTCCTCCGTACCCAACACCTTCCTCTTCATCTCCTCTGGAAGAGCATCGTAGATGGCACTCTGCTGCTGTCTAATGGACACATCCGCATTCTGGCTAAAGCAGAAGATGACGGACCCCGGATTCTCAATAGCCGCCTTAACACAGGCCCGCGCTGCGTAAGTCGTTTTACCTGAACGGTTACCGCCGCTAATCAGAATTTCATTCTTCTTGGACAACAGCTCATCCGCCTTGTCCCAATTCGGCAGCACAAACCCGTACCTGTACGCATCCCTTTCCGCGTTCTCAATGGCCTCATGGTAGAGCGTCCAGAGCTTAACCAGCTTCTCTGGCTCCATCCGAGCCATCTCCTCCACCGTAGGAGGCTTCAGAACAGGATGACTACGCCACGTTAAAGACATTGTTTGGCGATATAAACCACCTTCACCCGTGTCGCCGCGCACCACCAACTCACTATGCCGTCCTTACTCACGGTCTTCGTCCACGTCAGCTTCGGATCCCACTCCCTCAATAACGGTTGTTTCAACTGGAATAGCCTCCTTTTGCAAAGCCGCCCGCGCCTCCTCAATAGCCTTCATAGCATCAGCAAGGGTAGGTTTGCCCGTCCGATGCTCCACCACCACCTTCTGCTCCCCAAGAGCCTGCAAGCCCTTATCCACGCTAATGCCATAGCTTAGCGTCAAGTCCTTCAGCGGCGTCTTCATCAACGCCTCATCATCCTCCATCAGCATCTCCGCCTTCTTTGCCACCAACGCCCGCATCCTCTCCGCCATCTCAAAGCCATCTAACGCAAGCTCCTTGCGCCTTACCTCCAAAGCCCGCTCATGCCGCGCCCTCAAAGCAGAGAGTGCCACAAACCCTATACCAGTAGTCTCCATGACTTTGGAGTAGGTCTCTCCTGCCGCCAGCATATCCAAGGCTAACGCTGCCTCTTTAGGCTTACGCTTCTCAATGTACCTGTGGTTCAACGCTACTTGCGCTTCCCCCACACTCTCCACAATTGCTTTGGACTTCCTGCCCATCCCTTGTTTTAGACAAACTGTTGCAATTCAGTCAAGTAGCTTTTGTACAAAAGTTTAAAAAATAAACCACACCTACAACCACATTGCACCTACTCCTACCACTTGCTCAGTACGGTGGCCCCATTTGCACAATTTTTAAAATAGGCGATTTGATCTATCCAGATACAGACAGCCCCGAGGCGCGGCGACCCCCGCCCCCCTATGGCAAGTGGCTGGCAATAGCAAAGTAAGTGCTTACCAGTCGCTGCCAATAGACAAACGCAACCAACTGGCAACGCAATCAATAGGAATCAGTCAATCATTCGCCATGCAGCCATCTCGCGTTTGTCAATTTGTGGCTTATGGGGAGGGAAGGGATTCCGGCAACATTGCCGACAAACGATTGCACCGAACTACTACCGGACGATTGCACCTGTCCATTGCTTGCCATTGCAAGTGGCAGCTTCCCTTTCTCTCTCTCTCTCTCTATCTTCCCTTTGCGGTGAGGGGTATGTTTGGGGGCGCGGCCTTGACTATTGCAAACCAGAGGAATATTAGGGGAAAGTGATTTTTTGCTCGTCTACCTCTGGACAGTCTGCATTGTAGGGGAAGCAGAGGCAACAAGCCGACGCGCGAACAAGAAGAAACACGATGAAAACAACTGAAAAAGAAACCACCATCAACGGCTACCGGGTGCCTACCCTCTGGCAATTCACCTTGCGCCTCATCCGCTCCGGCATTATGTCGCGCGAAAGCGCAATTATTGCAATGAAGTGCGTTATTGGTTCGCGGGGCGGTTACGTCCGGACGCGTTATCCGCTTTCCTGATGATTCACCCAACCCCTTTGCAAAAGGGGGTTGGCTTGAATCCTTAAGGGTTCTTACAAACACAAACCAAAGACAAAAAATGAACGCCTCCGAAATGACACTCGACCAGATCAACCGCGCCCTCGCGACTGGATACGCCGGAATTGAGCAAGCCAAGGCTTGGGTTGCCCGCTGGAATGGTTGCGGATTTCACCTCGCGACGGCCTCAATCGTTGAGGCCGAAGTTGCGCACAAGGGACTGTCCCGGTCCATGATTGCGCCCAAAGTTATTCTCTCCGACTGCTAACGCAAACCATAAACAAAAACACACACACAAAATGAAAACTACCGTTTCCGCAATCGACTTCGTTGACGCTTTCCGCCGTATGGGGCGCAATGATCAGTTCTCGCCTGCCGCGCTCCGCGCCCTCTTTGAGCATATCGAAGAAATGGAATCTGACACGGGCGAGGAATACGAATTAGACGTTATCGCCTTGTGTTGCGAATGGCAAGAGTTCAAAACGGCTCTTGAAGCCGCCGTCGAATATGGGTTTGACGCCGGGGAATCCGCAAAGTCGTTTGGCCATGAAAGCGACTCCGACGAAACGGAAGCCTTGGATTGGCTCCGGGAACAAACGCAAGTCGTTGAATTTGACGGCGGGGTGTTAGTGATGGGGTTTTGATCCATGGAAACTAGACTTTCAAACCTCGCATTCCGGCTTTGGGTTGCGCGGCGTTGCGGCGACAAGAGCGCAACGGCTCGCCGTATCGACGTTGAACGCGCACGCGCTGACCTTAAACGGCTTTTAAGGGCGGGATGGTGTCCGCGCTATCGCGTGCAACGGGAAGAGATTAACCGCAGACAGAGGAGAGCCTTGCGCGAAAACGTGCAGTTGTTTAATAAGGTAAAAGTTTTTACCTTAACCGCTTACGTCAAAAAGTGGTAGATATCGAAACGGGCTTAGCCCGTCGTCCGGATTGGCATTCCGGACCTGATGAGATTGCCAATAAACCCAAAAAACAAAGAGACACAATGAAAGCAAAACTCCTACTCCTCGCGCTAGCATCCCTCGCAACGGCTAACGCTGCACCACCGGAAGCCTTTTGGCGGGCTTTGCATCATGTCGAAACGTCCGGACGCCTTGGACCTATTAAAGGCGACAATGGGGCAGCCCTTGGACCTTTGCAAATCCATCGCGTTTACTTCCAAGACTCGGGGGTGAAAGGCTCTTATTCACAAGTGGCAGACCTTGCCTTTGCTCGCCGTGTCGCTACTGCCTATCTTAAACGCTACGCGCCGAAGGCATGGGAACGGGGCGACGTTGTAACGCTTGCCCGTGTACACAATGGCGGGCCGTCAGGACATCGCAAACAATCGACATTAGCATATTCTCGCAAAGTAGTGGCTGCAATGAAGTAACACAATGAAAAGACAAGATTGGATTGATTCATGGCGAGCGGTTCGCATGGGCAAAGAGGTTTGGTACAACCAATACACTCCAAAGGCTGATTTAGCAGCCTATTGCGCCCTTTTAATACGGAAGTTTTCGCAACGTCCGGCGACGTTGTCTGAACGGCTGGCCTTTTTTAAGGCTAGTAAAAGGATAAATGCTTTGGCAGAAAAAATAAACAAGTGACATCATGAGCTACTCATCAATCTCAAGTTGCGTCCGCTTCGCTGAACGGATGCACGAACGAATCGAAAGAATGCAACAGGAAGAGGCAAAGCTAACGGCTTCAGCCGACAAGCGCACCCGCGCCCCAATCTTCACCAGAACCCGCATCAGTAGCGGCTTCGGCAAGGGTATGGTAAGGCGCGACAAATGGCGCGAAGGAATGCCGCGCATCACGCAAGAAGCGTGTGCTGTGGTCCATGAATACGCACTAGCTCGCGCCGCAAGTGAGGGCTACGTCGGGCGCAAGAGCTACGGCGAGCGCGCAGGCATCAGCACCGCGACCCTCAACCGTTGCGCGAATGAAATGATTTCGGGCAAGATTTATCTTGACCCTGTGGATGGAGTCTGGAAAGTGAAAAACGTTCAGAGCTAACAGGGAAAGACCACCGCCTTTTCGGGCGAGCACACGGGTGCAAGTGGCTCCCATGCGGGGGCTTAGGTGGTTGTCCTGTTAACCAACAAAGAAAGAAATATGCTAAAGAACACATCGCGAGAGCAAGACGCACTAATCAACCGCGCCAGCGAAAGCGTCGATTACGTCGTCAGCAACCTGATTGATACTATCCAAAGCCTCGACGAACGGCTCTCCGAGTCGATAGTTGAGAATGAAACGCTGCGAGCCACCATCGAGTCGCTTGAACAGCGTATCGAACAACTGGAGGCCAACGCATGAGCCTCAACATCGAAGACGCTCGGACCATCGTGTACGAGCTTACGGCTATGGCCCTAAGCAAAGAGGAGCGCATCTCAGAAGAGTGGTACGAGACGGTGATGCTTCGCCGCCGGGAATTGCTTCAATTCCTCGACCATCAGGACCGGATGCTGCATGGTCGCATCGATCCACTTCTTGACGACCCGCACCCATGAACGGCCTGTGGATTCACTCGGACATCCTTGAGCGGCAAGACCTGTCTCACGCCGAGCGGATGGTCTTGGCCTTCATCGCGTCATTCCCGGAGGGTTACTTCGGGAGTGATGGCTATATCGCACAATCTCTGCATATGAACAAGAGAACTGTGGAGCGTGTGGTGTCTTCGCTCTACCGTTCTAATTCCCTAGAACGAAGGGGAAATTCGCGATTCTGCGTGTCTAAAGTACGCAAGAACGCGAGCATATGATACAGAGATGTAATCAGAATAGGGATAGACCACCAAATAGCTTCATTTTTGTCAGCAACCATAACTAAACGCAAATGAATAACATCCTGTCAGTTAATCCCGGTGAGTATGTCAAGGGTGCCGTCGTTGCCGATGTGAGCAACGCCAAGGCCATCCAAACCAAGAGCGGCAAAACGATCTTCAAAGCCACCCTTCGGGATGGTCAGAACGTAGTTGATGCCACCTCTTTCAGCAAAACCTTCGAACACGTCGATGGTAAGCGGGTGCAGTTTTCTGGCCCCGGCATCAAGCGTGGCGACGACTATAACGGCAAGGCCAACGTAGTGATTGGAGATAAGGTCGTTTTTAAGGCCGTAGGAGAGCCGACCCCTAGCCAGACTGCCCCTGATCCGGAAGAACCCCGTAAAAGCGATTCTAGGCCCATTCCTGCGCCTTCTAGGGTAGAGGGTGTGACGGTGGGAATGGCTATTAATAAGGCAGTTGATACCTTGATTGCCGAGGGGGCTGGTACCGCGACGAGTCTAGTCACGGAGGCGAACGTCTGGCGATTGGCATCAGATTTGATCCGCGTTGCGCAGCGTCTGCAATCGGGCGACCTGTACCCCAAGGTCGAAGACGTAACCGAGGGGGTTCCATTCTAATGAAAGACAAGTACTTCCTCTACGGTGCTTTGTTTGGCCTGCTACTCAGGGTAGCCGCAGTACTGGGCCTAACAGCACTCATCATCATCGCACTCATCAAATACATCAAAAGCTGATGCACGCCTACACCCTAGCGGGAGAACCCCGCCACTACCAAGAGACAAAGAAGGGGGCCAAGAACCCAACGCGCCCAACTAACATCAAAGACCTCAAGGAACAGAGGCTTCTGCCTTCTGTAACCGAGATTTGTAAGATGTTATCGGCTCCCGGCTTAGAAGAATACAAGGTTGGTCAAGTGATTCAGGCTTGCTTCGAGGACACACCATCCTCGGGCGAGGATTTCCTCAATTATAAAAAGCGCATTCAGGAAAAGGCAGGGCAGGATGCGGCTGGTGCCGCCGATCTAGGAACCATCATCCACAACAGCTTAGAAACCTACTTGGCTCGGCACGAAGAGTGGGATGGCACCACAAAGGTGTCTATGCCTGACGGTCGAGAGGTTCCTATCCGCGAGTTTGTCCTTCCCGCCGCCATTGAGGTGGAGAAACTGGGGCTAGCAGATCAGATTTGCGAGTCCATCACGGTATCGCCCGATTTCGGCTACGCTGGCACCGTGGATCTTTGGGGCCATCGCCCGGTGGTGGACGAGAAAGATCCGCTGCTGGTTGTGGTTGATTTCAAGAGCAAGCGCACTAAGCCCGGAGTTCCGGTGGAACCAATCGAGACGCACCCAATTCAGATCGCCGCCTATTCAGCAGCCATAAGCAATGCGGACCCGTTTCGCTATTGCTACTCACACGGGTACAACATCTACATCAGCACCACCGAAATCGGCCGTGTTGATGTGGTGGAGTATGACCATGAAAAGCTAAGTCGGTCAGCGCGAATCTTTGAGCATTTGCTTGCTCTTTGGCGTTGGCGTTACTTCGATCCACGTCAGGTCTAACTTTCCTGCTACTACTGAAGCACGGCTCCATGCCGGGGCGTAGAAGTGATTCTACCTAGGTAGCCTGTGGGATCGGGGGGAGCGCATCCGAACAACGCTCACCATAAAAACATGAAGACAGATACACCGATTGAAACACGTTACACTTATGACTTCCCGAGCCATTACCGGAAGGTCATCGCTGAGCTTGAGGCGGAGAACGCCGAGCTTCGCTCTCGACTGAACGATCCCGCAGCGGTGCTCATCGCTGGCGGACACAACCTCACGCACGAACAAGTTGCTGCCCTATTGGGTGAGAGATTCGTGGCAGACATGAATCACCTGCGGGAGCACAACCAACTGCTGCGCCGAGACCGGGAGCGTATGGACTGGCTATCGGAGGAAGCGTTCTCAATACACATGTTGCTGGAATCTGGTGGCGTCGAAGTGTCGTGCAGGGATGGACGCTATGATGGTGAGACGCTGCGCGAAGCTGTTGACGAGGCTCGCAGGGAAGGGGGTGCGACGTGAGTGATGCACCAGAAATTATAGATGCTGCCGCAATCTTTCAGCGATTTCCTGATACTTGGGACACCATTTATCAGTACATCAAAAAGCTAGAACAAGAGAATGATGCTCTGAACGAAGCGGTGGAGAGCCTACGCACTACCCTGTGGGGCACGGAAGCCGAGCTAGAGAAGGCGAATAAACAGATTGATGGGCTATTTGCTGAACTAGCCTCAACTGGTGCTGATGAATTGCGGGAGTATAGAGCAGAAAACCATCAGATAAGTCAAAAGGCGAGCAAGCTTTGCTACGATCTAATCGCTAAAGAGCGTGAGTTGGAGAAAGCCAACGCTGCGCTGGATTGGCTGAACACTCATTGTATGTCTGCCGACCCTATCATGGGTAGATCAACCTACCGATGGACTATCGAGCATGACGAGCCAGATATCCGCGCCGCAATTAGCAAAGCCGTGGCCTAGTCATGGACATCCTCACCGAACGCGGCCAGACCTACGTTCAGCA